GAAATAGCTAGTCCCACAATGTGACCGTCACCCCGGCCCCAACCAGCACCATGAATTTTCAGGTTCTTATCCTTCGTCTCTACGTCAAAGCCAATGGCGCTGGCGCTGGACAGGTCAGGGAAGCTGGTAGGACGCTTCCAGCCGGTTTCCGGAATGATGGGCCGGGGATTGAGCACCTCCCGGCGTCCCTTCGGTGGAGGGGTATCCCAAAAGAATTGAGTCATGACACAGTTAGAGCAGAAACCACAGCATAGCCTTCTCCAAGAGCCAGCAGGCGAGTCCAGCGACTTTCGTCACCAAGGAGCAGCAGGTCTGCTTTGGTTTCGAGAATCTTCCGGAGGTTTTCTCCTTTGATCCGAAACTCCACCTCTCCATTGTAGGCATCCTCGAAAGTGCCGGTATTGTCGTTAGGTCCACGGAAGCTGATGTTCCCATCTTTGAAGGACCACAACAGGTCAATGACTGCGCCGGACATGTCCTTCTCACTGAGACGGTAGGAAAGAATCTCCCGGATGATTTCAGCGTCCATCTCAATCGGAGCTTCCTTCTCCCCTTCAAAGATTGTGGCCACAGTGGGAGGGAAGTCCAGTTCCAGTAACCGGGCCGCAATCCTGACACCGTTGGTAAAGTCAAACTGAATAGCCATTCTGTCATAAGTCACTCCAGTGATGGGGCAGTCCTGTGATCCAATAGCAATAGCTGCTTCCGGGGTAATGTAGAAATCCGGGTGAGCAAAACTGAGTCCACTGGAAGCAAAGGCCAGTGACAGGCCCGCAGCGTAAATCTGCTGGTCCCGGAAACAGATAGCCTGTCGGTAGTCCGCAGCGCCTGGAAGCGCAATCTTCGCAGCCTTTGCCAGCGTGGTGATTGGCTCACAGGCCAGGGGATTTCCGATGACCGCCAGAACTGGTATTTCTGACGCTGGAAGGATGGGTGTGGAAACCTCAGTCTTCCCATGTTTCATGTAAAGTCGCCCATTCTTGGAGGTTAGTGAATAACCAATTCTTGGTGAGGAAAAGAACGCTGCCACAGGCTCAGGGTAGAAACCACAATCCAGATCGGACTGAATGGGAACAGAGATGCAATAGGCTCCACCATAGGCCCACAGTCTACCGTCCTGAATTTTGACCATCCGGCTAGTGGGACTGGTCGGGTTCATTCCGGCAAGGGCCGGTTTGACTGTGATGAGCTGTTCTTTCATACTAGTAAATATAGGCCTCACGGAGGCGTTGCGCAGCCGTGTTGAAGTATTTGGTATCCTGGTCAATTCCAATAAAGTATCTTCTCAATTTTATACAAGCCACCCCGGTTGTTCCGCTACCCATAACATTATCGAGAACCACCTCACCCTCATTAGTGTAGGTACGAATTAGATATTCCATAAGTGCAACAGGTTTTTGGGTTGGGTGTAGTCTGCTCTTCTGACGGTCTGTTGACGTTGTAAAAGATGATCGTGGATAGCGCTCTGTACTGTCATAACTAGTCACTGACTTCTGTTTACCGTAGCAGTCCGAAAGTTTCTTAGAACGATCTACGTTGTTAGCTATCTTTCGGAGATGCCCTTGAGTCTTTTGTGGGTTATATGCGATTCTTCCTTGGCTAAAGACACAGATGTCCTCGTGACAGCGTAGCGGCATTTTTTTAGCATTAAGGTGCCCGCTTGCAGTTGTCTTGGTCCAAGACCAGTCATATTTAAATTCCTTTATGTTACTCATCACTAAGGCGGATGTAAAGGGCTGAGAAGCTGTCAGCACAACTGCTGCATTCTTTTTGCAAATACGTCGGTATGCCTCCCATAAAGGTTCAAACGGGATTACACTATCCCATTTACAAGCGGTAGTTCCGTAAGGAAGGTCTGCCATAACCATGTCAATGCTGCTATCTGGAATTTCCTTCATGCGCTCCAGCGTGTCTCCAAGCATTAGGGTGTAGTAGTCGGTCTCTATTTTCATGCTAGTAAATACGATCCACCACATCAGGGTGTTTTTTGTTAATGCAGACTTTCACTTCCCGGGGCTGCTTCAGTTCATTCTTGGCACGCTCCAGGAAACCTTCAACTGAATCCGGGGGCGGAAGTTTTCCACCTGCCTTGAACCAGAAATCTTCAAACCTCCGGCGCAGGAAAGTGTTGCCACTATCAGGGAAGTAGTAGTCCGAAAAGCTGTGAGTGAGGCTCCCGTAAGTCACCCGGGCACAGACGCCTCCTTGCCTGGAAAGGTGGTCCCGGTAATGAGTGCTGGTGACAACGAAGGTTTCAAATTGTGGGATGTTGGAGGATTCCACCATAACCTTTTCCATCGAAGCATTGCCCTCGATACAACTGGACGGTGGAAATTCATAGCCACACTCAGGACACTTGACGGTGCGGGTATGGACGTAGGTGTCACACTCAGGGCAAGCCTTGACCGGCGCTTCACCGGCTACGGCGTCCCCTTTCCTGCGGGGTCTTGGGATCACCGGAGCGTTGAATGGTCCGAGGCGCTTGATGTTACCAGCAAAGTCTAACACAAGGCAAGTGGATTTTCCTTCAGCCCTGCGCGTCCCTCGACCGAGAATTTGAACGTAGAGCCCAGTGGACTGTGTGGCCCTCGCTAACACAATCATATCAAGAGCCGGAAAGTCAAAACCTGTGGTCAGAATGCCCACATTGATGAGGCAGCGGATTTCACCTTTCTGAAAGATGCCCTCAATGCCCTCGCCTTTGTCTCCAATCAGGCGAGTGCGCTGCTCAGCGGTCATTCCTCCGTGGATGATTTCACACAGCACTCCCACAGCCCTGAACTGAGTCTGGAGGTGTTCAGCATGTGTGATCCCTGTGGCAAACACTAGCCAGTGATTCCGGTCCCGCCCATGCTTGAGGCACTCCTTGACCACAGCTTTGTTCAGATCATCGGTGTCACTGGCAAGCTGAAGCTCATGCTCATCAAAGTCCCCACCCTTCATGGAGACGTTAGTGATGTCGATTTCCACCGAAGGCTTTTTGCTAATCAGAGGTGACAGAAATCCTTCAGCCACAAACTGGTTAATCCGGGCAGTCTCGGTGAGGTCCACCACAATCTTGTCGAATAGCCCGCCCTCGGTAATCAGCCCCATGCCCAGCCGGTAAGGTGTGGCAGTGAATCCGATCACCCGGATGTCAGGATTGATTTCCTTCAGGCCAGCAATGAAAACCTGCCACATTGTGGTTTCCTTCGGACTGATTGTGTGGGCCTCATCACAGATCAGGGCATCAATGAACCCAAACTCTTTCGCCTTTTTGTAGATGGACTGGATACCGGCATAAATGATAGGGCTACGGGTATCATACTGCTTCAGTCCTGCGGAGTAGATGCCCACGGGAGCCCGTGGCCAGAACGCCACCATAGAGGCAGCGTTCTGACCGATGACTTCTTTGACGTGTGCCACGACCATGCAGCGGAACTCAGGGAATCCTTCCAGGCACTGTCTGATGAACCCGTTAATGGCTAACGATTTACCGGTGCCGGTAGGACTGGCAACCACCGGATTGCCTTCGTGTTCCTCCAGATACTGCATCAGAGGATCAATGATTTCAAACTGCTGATAGTCGCGGAGTTTGATGCTCATGCCAGTGATTCAGCTTTCTTCTCAATGAACTGGGTGAGCATTTCCGAGGCTTCCAAGATTTCCACCCAGCAGTCCTGAGCTTCAGGAGACGTTACGCGCAGGCTGCGGATTTCAAAGGCAAGACTAGCCGCCTGATCCCTGATCTTGAGAAACTTCACTTTGTCCGGAGCGCGGGCCGCAGCTTTTGCAGCCGCCGCCTCCTCAGCAAGGCGCTTCTTCTCAGCGGCTTCCTTAGCTTTGTTAGCCGCCTCGATGTCAGCCAGCTTTTGCCGTTCAGCAGCGAGGGCATCATCCTGAGCTTTTTCCTTGGCAGCGTTCGCAGCTTTGATTTTGGCCAGTTCTGCGGCCTGAGTGGCTTCCAGCTCCCGGCGTTCTTTGTCTGCCTTCTCCCGCTCCAGACGCAGGACTTCATCAGCCTCGCGCTTCTCAGCATCCTGTGCAGCCGCCCGCGCCTCGCTTTCCTTTTGGAGCTGGGCATTGCGCTGGCGCAGCTCTTCGTTCTCCCGGGCCACACGCTCCTGCTCCTCTTTGACCCGCTTCTCCTCAGCAATCCGGGCAGCTTCAGCCGCTTCAAAAGCAGCCTTCTGTCCGCTGAAGAGTGCTTTCCACTCCACCTCCGTCATGTCCCCCAGCTTGAACAGGTCAGGGTTCGCGTACGGGGCAAGCAGTTTGGCCCGCTCCTGCCGCAGCTCACTGATCCGGAGCTGCTCAGCACGAATAGCAAATTCTTCCTGCTCCTTGAGAAACGCTTCGGCGTCCTTCGATTCATTTTCCAGCGGGCGGCGGATGGCATTGATGGCATCCACACGCTTGCGGTAGACATCACCTTTCTCTTTGAAGAACTTATCAATGGCAGTCCGGGACTTAACCAGTTGCAGGCGCAGAGTCCGGGCGTCCTCCATCTTCTCAACCTCCTGGACACTTTCCACAGGGGCAAACTTCTCTACCCGGCGAATCAGCTTGGTGCGGGCAATGAGCAGTTCAGCGGCATCAGGTTCCTGGGTCAATTCCAGCGATGCCGGATTGTTGACCTCTTCAGGCAGATCAATAGCATTTTCATTTTCAGTGTGGTCAGAGGGTAGTTTCTTTGTCATTGTTTTGTGGTGGTTGGGTGGTCAGTGTTACCAGGAGCTTCGGGCAAGAGAGTGTGGAAAAGGTGGAACTCCCTGTGCGGCACGCTCAGGATAGACCGGCCAGTCGGTCCTGTCTTTGAGCTTCAGAATGAGCTTGGATAGCGCTGGGATTCCCTGAGTGGCCACAGCAAGGCGCTCGATGGTTTGGTCCCACGGAAGGTGCTTGGAGATAGCCTTTTCCAGCAGCTCTTCAATTTCCTCCAGTTGAGCCGGTGACAGACTCCCAGTCGGGGCAGAGCTGGCCGAACGTGTGGCGGGAGCATTCCCAGGTGCCATTGGCGGCAGGCTGAGCGAACCGGCAAGACCGGCAATTTTTGAGAGGTTCTTTGTTTTCATGGCAGATTTGGTTAAAGTGACAGTATTTGCAGGCGTAGGATTCAGGATTGTCAGAGAGTTTTGGTGGTGAGATTTCGCTAGTAATTACATGTGCTGCCTTCTCATTACAGATGTCAAACTCCACGGGATCAAAAGGGACCCACTCAAAGTAGAGCTGGTCATCGTCTTTGCAGACAGCGCAGAAGAGAGCAATCTCCAGTTCCAAATAACCCATGTAGGTCTGCATCTGTGACCAGTACTTCGGATCATTCTCCCGGACTCCACGGCGCTTCAGTTCTTTAAAACGGTTAGAGCTGTAAGTCTTTTTCTCCAGGAGTGCTGTGTGTTGATTCCACACTACGATCCCGTCACAGGTGCCTCCAAAGTGACCTTGATAATCAGAGAAGCGGAACTCTTCCACAGTCTCAGGTGTGGGAGAATAGACCGTAAATCCTGCACCCTGAAGAAGACTATCAAATTGCTCCTCCTCACGATCCCCCCGGGAGAACAGCCGCAGCATCCGGGGATTGAATTGCTCCTTCCCACAGTGCCGGAACTCCAGCCACAATTTACGAGTGCATTTCTCACCGATCACGGAGGCGCCCAAATGGGTCCGCATCTCATCTTTCGCTGTGGTCTTCGTGAACTCGTCAATGCGGTCCATGATTTCAGCGGGATTGGGAAGTTCAGAAAGGTCAATCATTGTGGTCAATCAAAAGGGTTATGTCGATGATGATTTCGAGACGGGGATTCTTGGAATCTTTTTCAGGGACTACTCCAGCGCAGCGGAAAGAGTGGTCATCCTGATTGGCAGCATCTGCTATTCCGTCACGGTAACTTTTGCATGAAGCAATGATGTTATCATCGTCCCAAAAGCGGGCAGTTGCGTAAAACGGATGCAGGAAATAGTGGTTAATGATAAAGGGTCCGGGGAGTTCTTTGAACTTCTCAAAAGCTGCCTGCTGCGCATCCTGTCTCGCCTGCTTTATCGCCCTGGACTTTGGTGCCCAGTGGGACCGGACATTTGGCCGGAGGTATTTGTGTGGCAGGGAGAGGGTGATGGTTATTTGCATTGGGAAGGGGTGAACGCGGAGGGAGTCGAACCCTCATTTTGAGCAGTCACTATTTCAGACCACTTGCGGCAACCGTTCCGCCACGCGCTCAAATTGGTGCCCGTCTCTCCGGACTGTCAAGCCTAGCGTCTTTTATCTGTGTCAGCATCCCGGCTTTCCCGCTTCCAATCTTTCACGCCTTCCGCTTCATGGGCGTCACACCCCGGAGCTTCAGGTTGAGGGGAAGGGTCTTGTAAACCTCATTGCGGTAAGCCTTCGCAGCTTTCAGCGCCCCTTCTTTGCCTCCGTTCTTGCTGTCTGCAAAACCCTTCCGGGTGAGGCTCTTGGTGCCACCGAGGCGCACAAACCAGCAGTGGTTGCCGTTGCCCTGGTCAATCCGGCTGATGCCGTGCATGTCGTGGGGCTTGAGCTTGGACTCGTCAATCTCCGCAGGGGCCTTGGCAGCAGCCTTTACGGCTTTCTTTGGCGCAGCAGTCGCCGGTGTCGGGACCTTCTTCGCAGCAGGTGCCTTTTTCACAGCAACCTTTTTGGCCGGAGTCGCCTTCTTGGCAGGGACCTTCTTCGCAGCTTTTTTGACAGCAGCTTTTTTGGCTGGAGCCGCCTTCTTCGCAGGCACAGACTTCTTTTTTGCAGGTGCCACTTTCTTGGCGGCAGCAGGCTTTTTTGCGGGCTTTTTCCCAGCCCCCTCTTCGATGTTAGTGACCAGCGGTGTTTCGGTTTCGTTCATGGGTGTAGTAGGTTAGTTGTGGGTTGGGAGAGAGACTAGCGTTTTGGACGCCAAGAGCGGGCAGGGGCAGCAGCGGCTGCGGGTTTGGAGGCAGGGGCCGGAGTGTTGCCGGGAGCGTCCGGGGCGACATCCTCAGCGGGCTGCTCGTCGGCGGGCTGCTCATCAGTGGTGGCACCGTCCCCGTAGTTGACATTGTCGTCATCCTCCGGCTCACTGTAGCCGCCAGTGGTAGGGACAAACTCTTCAGCCGTGGCCTTATGGACTTCCCGGATATTGGCAAAAGTCTTGCCATCCTTCTCCTGGTGTTCCACACGAATGCGGACAAACTTGCCCACAAAGTTAGGGAGGCGGTTGACATCGGCAGTGCCGGAGAGGCCGCAGGCATCCCACAGTCCCCGGAGTCCTTCCCGACCGATCCGGGCACGGACTTCGGAACCGGCGATGCAGAAGAAGTGAGAGACACGCTCGCCAGCGGTCGTCTCGAAATCGAAGGCAATGTTGATGTCCTCGCTCCCCTGCTTCCGTTTCATAGAAGGTGTGGGGAGAATTTTGAACACATTCTCGCCCGCAGGGAGGTTGTGGATGGCACTGTCGTTGACGGATTTGTCCTTTTCGTTGAAGAGTAGCATATTGTTTATTTAGTTGACGTTTTGATCCAGCATCCGGCTGGGCGGTTTGCGGATTCCTCCGCAGAATCTTTATGGAGGTCCCGCTTTGTGGCAGGAACAAGCAGCATCAGAGAGCACCCACACACCCCGCAGTGGGAGTCAGCCAGTTCAGAGGGGACCCGGTGCCTGTTGGCAAGCGTTCCGAGAACTTTGCTAATGTTCTCCGCAACACCGCGCCCCTCACGGCGCATGGGGCAGGTCTGGCAGACTTCCGACCGCTTCACAATCTCCTGGTCTGAGACAGTGTGGTCACTCATAGCCTCACGGAAGGCTTTGATGGCGGCAAGTGCTCCTGATGCTGTGATTTTCATACTAGCCGTGTGTGTTCATGGTGTGGATGATCTGCCCGATATGGGGCACCTCCTGGTCCTGGAGAATCGACATCCGGGTCTTTTCATACCCCCGGGGATCGGTCGGACGGGTCTGGAGGAAGTACTCCAGTTGACCGGCGTCATTGGTTTTGGTGTCAGCCTGGTAGACTTCACCGAACATGTGGGGGATAGCCATCTTCATTGTCCGTCCCTCTACTGATGGGACCAGATATTTGATCTGGATAGCGTCTTCACCAGCTCCCACAGTGTCCGTGAGTTCCGCAGCCTGCATGAGGCAGACCACATGCTTTGGGATGGACAGGAAATCCCGGAGTGTGGCTTCGATGTCCTTGGCCTGGGCACCGTAAGCCTTCATACCGTGCTTGGTCTTGGTTGCGTGGTGAGCCAGGAGCATTTTACTGGCGGCGCTGAGGCTGTCCATAACCACAGTCTGATATTCTGCGGCTGCGGGTGACTTGAGCCAGGCAATGGCTTCCTTGAGCGCAGCCAGATCAAAGATTTCCAGCCGTGGAATGTCGTAGCTGATGACCAGCGCTTTGCTGAGGGCATCAGCTTCCTTCTCAGGGCATCCCTCCTTCAGGAGGCGGGCCTTGATCTGAGCCGGGGTCTGTGGCTCACCGAATACGGACTTGATGTTGCGTTCCGTGAGGCTGTCCGCACCCCCTGGCTCCGTGAGAAGCAAGATTGGTTTGGGACAGGTGGGAGTAATCATGGTCTTCCCTTTGCCGGGACGACCGTAGATAATGAACTTGCGCCAGGTCTTGGCTGACGTCTTTGAACTTTTGATTTCGATTGCCATTTTAGTTATGGGTTAGATCTGTTTGTTGGGGAAGTTTTGCTCACGATCAAATTCAGGAGCTTCTTTTACAAGTGTAGTTACACCGTCAACATTTTGTTCATCCAAGAATCATGGACGGCTTTCCATTTCTGGAATCGGCGGCGATCACAGAATCTGTCGTGATACATGCCACTGTGTGCCCGCCTCATATTGGCGGTAGCGGCGTTGATTTTTCGCAGTTGGCGGCGGAATTGTCCTCGCCCGGATGGTGTGGTGGTGTCGATTTTCATGGTGATTCTATCAGAGGATGAACAAGGCGCGGGTGGTCAACCGGCCATAACGTCGTTCGGGCTAGCAGCGTCCAGCTTGGCCGGTGCCACCGCTGATGCGATAAGTCACTTGTTCGCATTAATCATCCTCAGCGTCTCGTTCACGCCGAACCTGTTGGAGTAGTTGCTCACCTCGTTCGTCCTCATAAGCTAGGTGCATGTATCGGTGATAGCGCTGCTCGTTCATGAGCACAATGTAGCGGCCATCAGGCCCATATGCCCCAACGTGGTGAGCTCCACCGCACGACTCGCGGAGATACCAGCGATAGAATGTGTGCAGCGGTTTCCGCCACCAGAGATTACAGCGAAAAATGCGAACAATGCGGTGCAGCCAAGTCCTCATATCCGTGTCTGATCTACGTGTTTGTCCGCCCGCTCCTGAGCGGCTTGATCGGAATAGACCAGTTTCTTGTAACGCTCAGAGAGCTTGGCGATATTGGCGGCGCAGATGGTGGTGCGGTCCATCCTGAAAACCTGACGAATCGCCTCAAGAGCAAATTCGATGTCACCCATCTCTTCAACGAGGTTCACTCTGTTGAGAGGCTTCCGGTAGATGATCCATTTCTTGAGAGCGTCCACCAGCTCACCGACTTCTCCCGACAGGAGGAGCAGCATGTGCATCAAGTGTGCCTGCTCGGGGGTGATTTCGGCAAGGATGGTTTCGCCTGGCTTGACCAGCGCTCTGACCATTTCGTCATATTCGATTTCAACAGCTTCGTTCATTGGCGGTGTGTGGTTGGGTTTGGGTAAAGTGTTAGTCAGTCGGGGCAGCGACCAGATTATGTCTCCTCGGATTTGCTCGTTCACTATGCGGTCGGGTTAGTGAAAAGGTGAGAGTAGGATTCGATAATATCACTCTCCAGAAGATCATCCTGAAAACTGCAACGCTCCAAATGGTTGATGGTGGCCAATGTGGCTTTCCAGCCTGCTTTTGCAGCCATTGAACAGATAGCGATAAAACGCCCGTTGGCCGCATCTTCTTCACTGAAGCAGTTCTGCTTAATGTCAGCCACGTAGGAGGCTGCGGCTGGGGCTACTACGTCCCCTAAATGCCTGTACTTCCAAACTCCAGGTGTGCGGTGCTTTTCAGTCAAAATGCACTGCTTACAGTATTCTTTGATCTGCTTTATTTTTTCAAGGTTGGTCATTGTCTTAGTTGCTATTTAGCATGTTATTCTGTGCCGTCAAGAAAATTTTTCCAAATTAGATAATTCGCAGCGCTTCACCGGCATAACCAAATTTTTCGGTGCAATAATCCCGGCTGAGACGGTAGACAAGCCCATCTGTTTCCATGTCCCGGATCGTGGAGGCAATCGCCACTGAAGTCCCTCGCCGGTCCTTCTGAAAGCAGGACAGTTTTGAGGCCCGGTCCCTGAGCCATGCAATGGGGACAATATCCGGCATGTCCCGCATGGCATCGCTGGTGTAAAACTTGTTATGTGGCGGGCAGCTCCGGCTGCGGGGAGAGATACAAGTGGCCTCAGTCAGCAGGCGTTGCATGTTCTCCATCTGCTTGTGGGAGCCGGTCGTAAATTGTCCACTAACGATTCGTTTGGCCATGAGTCCATCTGTGAACTCTACAAATTGAATGGCCCACTTCAGGTGCTCCATCCGGACTACTGGGCGGACGGTATCCTGGCTGACGGCAAGCAGTGTGGCCAGCTTGGCAATTTTGGCAGGGCTGCGGGTGCGGAGAATGTCATCAAGCTGCTCGTCCTCGTGTCCGTCCACATAGGCTTTCCGGATTTCGCGGGACAGCCGGTTATATTCTGTTTTGACACCCGGCTCCATGGGGACAATAACCGGATTGCTGCCGGTGTCGGCCATGCAGGCTTCCGTGGCGTAGACGTTAATCAGGTCCAGGAGTGCAGAGGGAAATTCTGTCTGCGGTCCGGGGTCAATCGACATACTACCACGGTCTGCCTCCAGGACTGTGAAGCGTGGAATGAAACCACTAGCAGCTTCACCCTCTGCAACCGCCTGGTAAAACTTGGAGGGCACCGCGTCACCCAGCAGCGTCAGGCATGGGCGTTCGATAAACATAACCTCTGTGCCTGTGGCATTCTTGTCTTTCTTCTTCCGGCCAAAGTGGAGCATGTTGGAGGCGTCACCTTTGGTGTAAGTCTCAAGGAGTTTGGCTCGCAGTTTATGGCTGTAGGAGCCATTCTCATCACAGCAGAGTTGTTGGAGCCAGGCGGCGCATTCGCCGTGATAAGCCACATGTCTTGCACTGCCCTTGAGTGCCTCCTCAACCCCGGAATCAGACCGCAGCTCGCCACCCCACACTCCCTGCATGGGAGCCTTGGCCTGGGCGAACAAAGCAGAGGGACCGTTGCTGATGATTTCTTTACCGGCACTTGTGGGACCAAGGAGGAATAACCACATATTCAGAGCCAGCTTGCTTTCGGTCTGATATTTGCGCTGAAACAGGGCGATGCCGGTAGCGAGGGCGGCAATGAGTGATCCTTCCTTGAGGGGCATGTAGGCCCAATTCTGATATGCTTTATAGAGGTCCCGGATCAAGCCCTGGGGAATACTGTTGTAAAGGGAAGTGTTGGGAGGCGCAGCCTTGGGTTTCGCTGCCTTCAGTTCTTCTTTCCGGGCGTTCGCCAGTTGAGCAAACATCTGCTGGTTAGCCTCGTCCCGTTTCTGTTTTGGTCGGAAAGTTTGGGACAGTGCCCGGAAAACGTAATTGCGGTCTTTCTTCTCACGGTAGAGCGCAGACTGTTCAAAGACCCGCTTCACCTGGCGGTTGCTCTTAGACTGGTCAGCCAGCATTCCAATGAGGGCATGGTCGGCTTCTGATTGAGATGGATAGTCTCCAAACTCCTTCCACAGCCCACGATACAGAGCGTTGAACCTAACGTAACGGACATCACAACGCTCCTTCAGTTCCTTGTCTGTCACTTCTTCCGGGAGGTCGTCCAGCTCCAGGACTTCATTATCACCGGCTCCCATTTGATACTCCAGGTCCAGCAATTCCTGCGTGGCAAATTCCAGTATCTTGTCCTTACCGTCCAGAATGTTGCCGGTGAAAATACAGAACCTGTCCCGGTCGTAAAGTTCAATCCCTCCTCTGCGGTGTCCCCCGTGGACTAACTTCCCCTTGCCAATAATGTGGAGCCCTGCCTGTGATGTGGATAGTTCCGTGTAGCTGGGAAAGATGTCAAAGAGTTGATCCACAGTCTTGTCATCCGCCCGCTCGTCCACATCAATGAAGACGTAGGGATCATCCTTGCTAAGACAGAAAGCTGGGTGCCCGCCCTTGAGAGCCTCAGCGAAAAATGCCCAATCCTCCGGATTTGTGGGGCTTGCCTTGCGCTGGGTCCCCGGGATGAAGGGGACCTTGCGCAGCTTCTGGTTAGCGTCCAGGTCGGGACCGATCTGGAAACTCACCCATTGCTTGAGTGCCCGCAGTTCTGCCGGTATTTTGTCGTACGACATGGCAGGAATAACTACTTAGTGGCTTCAGTGGCGAGGATGGTTTTGGCAATCTCAGCCCGCCAGGCACGGGCTTGCTTCAGGGTCCGGAATGTTTTGGACCGCCTTCCGAAATAGACCGCATAATGGATGCCGGTTGCAATCTCCGGATTCTTCAGGATTTCGGAGGCATACATAGCCAGCTTGGACCGGTGCCCACGGCCACACTTCCGGGCCTTTTCGTAAAGCTCATCCCGGACCTTTTGCGCCTCAGCCAGGGGCATCTGGCCGATGGTCATGGCAGATGACTTACCGTTCTGCTGGTAGTAAACCACCTTGAAGACGTTCCCGACCATCGTCAGACCAGACCGGGGACCGGTGATTTTGGGGACGCCATAAATCTTGGTGTAGTCTGGTCCGTATTTCGGCTTGCGTGGTTTCATAGAGCGGAGAGGATATTTTGCGGGCCTTGAGGTAATGGCAAGAACAAATTTGTCAAATTATTTGTTTGATGCTTCGTCCAGGCAGGACTGCACAAATTCAAAGGCTTTCGTCCTGGAAGCCTTATGGGTCACCAGGCCAGTCTGAATATATTCCTGCAAATCGTCGGCGTTGCCCTGAAAACATCCGCAAAAGTAACGAGGTTCACCGTTAATAACCACCCCCAAGAGTTGCCTGCCGCACTCACCGTGACCTGTCCAGGCAACCTGCGCATAACGCACCCCTTTTACGCCTGCCAGGTCGGCACTGCTGAGGTTGACACTGCGGAGGTTGGCACCGTAAAGGTTGGCACTGCGGAGGTCGGCACTGCGGAGGTCGGCACTGCGGAGGTCGGCACTGCTGAGGTTGACACTGCGGAGGTTGGCACCGTAAAGGTTGGCACCGTAGAGGTTGGCACCGTAGAGGTTGGCACCGCTGAGGTCGGCACCGTAAAGGTTGGCACTGCTGAGGTTGGCACTGCTGAGGTTGACACCGCTGAGGTCGGCACTGCGGAGGTTGACACTGCGGAGGTCGGCATCGCTGAGGTCGGCACTGCTGAGGTTGACACCGCTGAGGTCGGCACATTCACCGCCAGTTTCCTCTTTGAGGAAAAGCAGGTGTTTCTTCAGAATCGTTTTTATTACTTCAGGCGTAAAGATTTTCATAATTAAGTTAGTGCATGTTTAGTGAAGATCGTTATTGTCCAGGCAGTGCCGGTCTTCCCCTGTGGGATCAATCCCAATGGCCACACCTCCCCCGATGGGGCCGGTGTAGGTGGTCGGTGGGAGGATGGGACCGGCCCAGTAGGGGCCAAAGGAATCAACCTTGATATTCATGGGGTCCCCGTCGCAAAGCTCCGTGATGTAGCCTGTCCGTCTCGGTGGAAGCAGGTAATGCAAACTTTCGCAAGCCTCCACAGTGGTCCCCTGCCCGGGGAGAGTTCTGCGGTTCCAGTAATAACCCGCTTCTGTGGGTGTTTGTTTGGTGTAGTCCATTTTACTTTGTGGTTATATTTTTGATTTTCTTTTTCTGCGGCCTTGCCCCTCCGTGAGGAGCCGGGACTTTGTAGGACTTGCGCCAGCGGCGCACAACATCCAGATTGTATTTCCATGTGGTTAGCTCCTCAATGAGAGCCTGGACCTGTTTGGTTGTGGTGGCTGGATCAAGGGCCATTACAAAAACTCTGTGGAAGCCGTCCACAATATCCAGCCTGTGGTTGATGCTGTGGCGACTGTGCGGGTTCATGCGTCCCAGTTGTCGATGATTTCCCGCTCACGGAGTGCCCATTCATAGGCGATGCGAAAACGATAAGGTGCCGAAGGGTTCCGCTCCAGGAGAGCGCCAATGTCTGCCTTGCGCAATACCGCTTCGTGGAACTTCTTGAACTCAGAATACCACTTGCGCATTTCATCACCCGCTTGTCCTTTGGCCTTTTTCCAATGGAGCATATCACGTTCCCAATCTTCGCGCCCTTGTTCCAGCATAACAATCAACTTGTTACGCCCTGCTTGAGTTAGTTGGTCCAGGTTCATTTTGCCACAGTGTAGATTTTTCCATTGAAGAGAACGAAGCGCTTTCCCTCGGGGACAAAGGTCCGTTGCACGGCACGGCTTCCGTCCGCCTCCTTGCGGGTGAGGAACTTCTCCGGCCAGGCATGACCACAAGCCACCGCTTCAGCCATGGTCAGGCTATGGGCACAATGTGATTCTGTCCGGCAACACCGGGCACGTTTGGGGACACCGTCCACAGCTCCCTTGTAGATGTGGGGACAGGTCAGATCGGGGAGGGGAAGGAGGTTCATTTCTGATTTCTCCAAAAAATGCGGTTGATCCTGTGGGCACGCTTGGCTTGCCGGTTAGTGAGCCAGTTCATGGCGATGCCTCCCAGGATTGCCCCGGAGAAGAAGAGAGCGGTAGCGCCGCAAAAATAAGGTGAGTTGATGAAGTCCATTTTAGTTATGGGTTAGAGTTAGTTTTGCCAGATAATTTCTCCATGAGCGTTTACCTGTCCGATCCTTGCGCCCTTATCTCTCCACCACTCCACAGCCTGGGCCACAGTAACCAGGTCAAAAGGGCCGGGACCGTTTGGATAGTGTGGAGGTTCCGCAAGGTGAGTTGCCACAATGGGTTGATGGTAGGCCAGGGATTCATTCGCCTCCAGGGGGAAGCGTTTGTCTATGACCATCGCGCCCTTGTAGATAGTATTTGCGCGGTCAGGCTTCCAGTTTGAGGGGTTGTCGTAGCCGGAGAGGTGCCCCATGCGCTCACCTGGTTTCCGGCTTGCGTAGTCCTCACCGTGTCCGGCGAGTCCAAAGGTTATGAGGGTGCAGAGGTCTTTCATTCCCCGTCCTCCTCTTCAGTCTCAGGATTAGCCTCTTCCCACATCGCAGAGGCTTCCGCATTGAGTTCCTGCACTGTCTTGTCCAAGTCCTCCTTTGTGAATGGAAACAGGAGAGTTACAGAGTCCGGGCAGGCGTCTGAGCCTTCCACAATGGTCCCGATTTTGACACCAACACAGTCCGGGATGTCTGAAGTTGCGGCCTTGTCTTCATAGTAGACCTCTCCCATCACTTCAGGAATGTCCTGCTCCAGGGTGATCCATACCCGGCGACGGTCAAACTCGCCGGAATGAGGGTGTCCGGGGTGAACCATAATCCTAACGTCTTTGTTTTTCTGCCGTGTAGCAAAGTCTGTTGCGGCCTTGCGGAATTTAGTTAGACTATACCATCCGCGGCGGGCAAAACCACGGGCATCAAATCCCAGCAAAGAAAGGTCCCCCATCTCCACCGTGTCACGGTACCCCATGCCCTCCTCACGGTAGACAACCCGGAGCTTTCCACTGGTGCTCCTACCCACTGCCAGCGTTACATTACGGGTAAAGACGGGAGTGAGGTAATAGAGAAAGATAGTCCATGGACCGCAAGCGGTATCCTTGTAAAGCCTGCGGCCCGCTGCCCATGGGGAGGAGGCGCAGAAATAGTTAAGATAATCAGAGAGATTTGTAATCATGGTGAGTTTGTGGTTAGATTTTAAGCCAGGTTCTCAGGATTTTGATTTGCTCATCCGTCAGGCGTTTTACAAGTTCCTCTGCAATGTCCTGGGTAGAGTCCAGCCGGTAGTGTTCTTCCCTGTCGTAGTATTCAGTCTTGAGGAGGTCCCCAATAGGGAGGGCCAGGGCCATTCTGCGGGCTTTTTCCGCTGCCTTCTTAGCCAGGGCGGCGAGTTCCTTCTCATATTGCGCCCTTGCTGCTTTAATGTGTTCAGGGTTTGCACTGTACCAGAAACCCGGGGGCGTGTCCCGTTTCTGCATGAAGTGAAACCCCCGACCATCAGCCGGGACAATCCCCAGGCATTTTCCAGGGGTTGCGGGGGTTGCGGGCTTGCCATAGCGCCAGGCTTTATGCGGTTCAGAGTATTCCGTAATAACGCGGATTTGTCCATACACCTTGCGCTTGCCTTTTAGGGTGATTGTGGTTATTTCATCCCCCGGCTTGAGGTTTGAAAGGTGGAGTTGGTCAAAGTTCATGGAATGGGGAGGCGTTTAGTGTTAAGCGTGCGCCCTGTGAAGTCTGCCTTCCGGATAACCGCAAGCGTCCGCGACTGCCAGCAAGGCGTCCTCCATCATTCCATCACCCCTGCCGTCAATGGCTTCACTGAGGACAAAACCGGCGTTCTGGATTGCCTCCTGGAGGGCAGCGCTCGCCTTGTGATAACCGCCCCCACGGTCAAAGCCTGAGCCGTTGCGGGTATCGCTGGAATAGCCCGGGCTATCTGTGGCGCGGATGCCTGCCCACAGGCAGCAGTAGCAGGTTTGCCCTGCCCAGTAGATGCGGGCTACCACAGGGGCGCGGGATTCTCTTTCATGCCCGGGGCGGGGGTCGTGGATAATCACAGCAAATTCTTCCGTGAATCCGCTCTTTTCCTTCCGGTGACTGGTTGTGAACTTGGGCTTGTATTTGCCGGGGGCAATTAGTGTTGCGGTCATTGTGTTTGGTTTGGTTATTAGTTATTGATATTGCGTAAGGCTGTCCGCTTCGCGGTCATTGATAATTGCGATGGAATCCAGGCGGGAGCGTTCCTTGCGGTTATCGGCTGGACGGTTGCGGAGTTCTGTTGCCGTGCGGCGTAGTCTGGAAATAAGTTCCTTGACCGAGCCACAGCCCCGGGCCGCTGCCATTTGTTGCGCCTGCATTGCGTTCATGCTGCCGCCTCCTCAGTTTTGGGAAAGACCACACTTTCGCCGAAGGCAGCGCATTTCTGCGCCAGGGTTTCAGCATGGGACTTAGTGTAGGTGTTGCAGTCGCCCACAGTGTCAATGTCTCCCTTCTGGGCCTTGCGGACGGTGTAGGCACGGGCACTCCAGGTGGAACTTTTTTCACTGGAGACGAAAAAGGTTCCACCGGGACCCTGCCAGCCTCCCCAGGGGAGACGGCATGAGAAGAAGCGCATAGAGGAGGGATCAAACCAGTGTCTGCCAATACCGGGCTTGTAAATATTATTGATGATGTGGTCCATGGGGAGGACATTAATCAGGGCCTGGGCGTTTTTGAGGGTATGCGGGTTTTTCATTGTTTTGGGTGTATGTGGTTAAATAGCAGGTTTAAAAAGAAAGTCAATTATTTTTCTGAATTTATTTTTGATTTGAAAAGGGCAGTTTCACGGCAGGCGGGACAAGTTACCTTGCCGGGGACGCTGGTATGCTTGATGTGCCATGCGCCGGAAAGGCAGGCCACGCCCAGCGGGTAGTCCGTCCCCTCCTTCAGTCCGGGGCGGACTTGGGGGCGGTAACGGTGGACGGTGTCGTCCAGTGGATTACCACGGGTAAAAATGCGGGAGGATAATTTCATGGCAGTTTGCGGTTCAGATACCCGGAACGGAAGGGACAACGAAAACTTTTCCCGGATGGTTCCGTTTCAAAAAGCATTTGTCGAAACTCCCATTTAATCACATATCCCCACAATTTAGAGAGCCTCCTGGCGGTATCGGCTCCCTCCTGCAGTGTGGCAGGCTTGTCACGTTCCGGGAAAAGCCGGATGGACAAAACGCGGCGGTTTCGTCTCCAGAAACCAGAAGTGAAAATAAGAAGCCTGTAATTGCCTTGTGAAATAACTACATCACCGGATTTTCTGGTTTTGCAGTTAAGGGTTTCCCGGATGGTTTTAAGTGTCGGCGGTTTCATTGTGGTTAGTTTAACGGTCATGTTTGCTGGATTTACGGGCAGCTTTTTCCTGCCGTGCCGCCTTGCGGGCAGCCTTATTCTGGTCATAGCGGCATTTTGCCTCCATGGCGCGAAATTCACGGGTGCATTCCTTATCACAAAAGCCCGTTCGCTTCTGTGTTTCTCTTTTGCAGTGTTTGCATTGCATAACTGGTTAGTTTAACGGTTGCTGAAAATGACCCTGGCCAGGCGTGCGGCCTTGCGGGCAGTACGGCGGACGGGGTATCCGTCCACAGTGGCAAGGAACAAGCCGGAACTGTTGCGGAGTCCGGCAAGGAATCCCCCTTGCGGGGACCTGCCCACAATTCCGGCAGAGTGTGGCGACTGGGCAACCACAATTGCGGGGACCCTGGACGGACGGGGGACGGGGGAAAGGCTACAGGACATCTTTAAATTCTGTTGAGAGTTTGGTTTTCAGGTCGCGGAGTTCACCGGTAAGGCTTGCGGTTTGGCTCCCATGGAAAGGGCGCGGGTAATTAAATCTGTCTCGCTGTGGTGAATCCACGTTGCACGGTTAGTGCCGTCCTCCATCCTGTAGAGGGTAAAGCCTCCCCGGGCGTTAAGTTCAGGGCGTGCCGTGGAAGTGGCTATATTGCGCCAGGCCATGGGATTCAGGTCTGCTTCAATCAGGGGCAAAACTTTCTCAAAGAAAAAGGCCTGGACCTGCCCAGCAATAGCAGCATTGCGCGTTGCTGTTTGTTTCCGGGTAATCTCGAAAGACTGACCGGGCCTGCCATCCTTGCGGATACCACATTTCAGGGCACGGAATTTGTAGGGGTGCCGGGGACAGCGGGTATTGAGCGGATAGTCTGACCGCTCCCCGTGTTGCCAGTCTCTGTAATTGAAATTTGATTCTTCCATATGTGCAATGTGGTTATTTGTTTCTATTTTGTCAATGTGGTTATTTACGCAAGTGTGTAATGTAAATACTGTAAAGAACTGGAATTTCTGTAAGTGATGGCGGAAAGGGGCTTTTTAGCGTTTGGAAGGCTGATTAGGGTGATGGTAGCGGGCAGGGGATTTAAATGCGCCCTTGCCTATGTTGCGGCCCGGGAAATGGCATCTGGCGGGGTGAGTCTAAACCCATACCCTGAAAAGGGCTGATTTAACTATTGACCACATTTCAGGCAGGTTGAACCGGGAAGGGGGTGAAAAGTGACGCTGTAAAAGTATAGCCGGGGGACTAGAAAGTATTATTGAACCGCTCGGTGAGACAGATTGTCTCACTGCACCCCCGGTTTTTCGGTGAATAGCGTTTGAACCGGGAAACTGCCTGAAATGTCTCTGAGAGAATGATTAAAAAGGCTTGTTTGAAAAGTAATCCCCGGTAATTCCACAAAAATTTTCAGTTTTTAATTGTACTTCTGAACGTGCGCGCAGTGCGTGCGATACTACGCGTAAGGCAAGGATTCTGGAAATTATGGGGCAGGTTTTCAACTTTTTTCCAAAATACCCCCCATACCCTACCCCCCCCCCCAAAACCAGTGAAGAATGGGAATAACTAGTATTATTTTGGATTAAGAGACGCTGAGCGGTTTTCATATGCCGGGTAATAATCAGGGAGTTATGAAGCCTTGCAATTTTAATGTTGCCCCCCGGGGAAGAGTCGGGGAATGTCGGGGAATCCGGGGAGAAGTGTTCACTGGTTATAGTTTTAACCTTGCGCTCATTATAATTTCTAGGTGGAAACTAGGGAGTGGGGAGGGGTTAAAATGCCGGTTTTGTGGGAAACACCCTAAAGTCGATCGGATTAGTAGACAATTGCCCCCGGTTCCAGAAAGGCTCACTTTGTCATTACGATGTATTCACAAAGTAAATTTACGTGTTTGCGTAGGGGTGATGGTTACGCGGTCACGGGTATTTGTGACAAATCGACTGGAACGCAACGCTGGTTTGGCAAGCTGTGGACAATACGCCAGGGACTGGCCTGAAATACTTCACCGGTTTTAAAGCCGGAATGAGCCCGCCTTGCCGTTACTCTGACTGTAACCAAGTCAGCGGTCCGGCTGATAATGCGAACGGCAAGGAGTCCGCGCAATGCGTCAAAATAGATGCGCCTTTTCATTGTGGTTATTTGTGGTTTGTGGTTATTTCAGTCACGACAAGCGCCCCGTCCCTTGTGGATTTGTGGCCAACAGCACGGACTACGGCAGCGG